AGAAGATGTAATTGGTGTTCAACAGATACATATAGGTAGCTGTTTCTTGTGAGCCATAACCACCGCCCAATACAACATCAGCAGATGTACCACCACCGTAGAACTTCAAAGAAGCAAAACCAGCAGCGCCAGATTCTTCAGAAGCAATACGCTGAATAGCTTGCAATGCGCCAACATAATATTGATACATTGTGTTACCAGCAACGATAAGGTCAGCTTTGTCTGTGCCACGAATCTGCTTGATAGCAGCTTCAGTCATCTTAGCAAGAATGTTGCTAGATGTAGCGCCAGTAGTGATTTGGTTCTGCCAGAAAGTCCAGTTAGCACGGTTGATACCACCGTATGTGCCAGATGTAGGAGTTGCTGAAACAGCAGCGCCCAAACCGTCAAGGTTCTTACCACCGTTACCTGTACCGTCACCATAAAGGTCACCAGAAATGCGGTTCAACAAACGAGCTTCAGAAACTTGCATACGACCATCTAACAAGTCGATGATTGCTTCTTTGCTGCTGTTTTGCAACATTTCAAGACCAGACATTGTTACAGAGTCAGCGTACTGTGCAATCTTAAATTGAGCAGCAGAAATTGGGCTGTCTGGAGCAATGTTCAACACTTCATAACCGCTATAAGAATTAGCGTTGTTAGTGTTTGGGTCGTTATACATGATTTCTTCCAAAATCACATTACCGCCTGAGAATGGGCGTACATTTCCTTTGCTGTTCAAGCGCTGGAGGATTGCGTTGTTTTGTGTTAAGTTGTCTGCCAATTCACCGCTACGACTTTGGATTGTGGTAGCGATAATATCGGTGATTGCTGAGTTAGCAAATGCCATGATATTTCCTTTTATAAATGTTTAGTTAAACCCTACGAGCCATTGCTTCGCCTAATTGCTCAGACAATAATGCTCGTCTATCCTTTTTCCCTGCTGGTTCTGCCACAACGCCTCTAGGTGTAGAGGACTTTGGACTTACTGCAACAGTCTTAGCCTTCGCTACTTGCTGTGCCTTTAATGTCGTTTGTTTTGCGTTGGCAAGGAGTCGTTCTTGCTCTAACGCCCAAACTTCATCATTCATACGCACGGCTTTCTTGTAGGCCGTTTCGAGGTCTTGGGCTTTGCCTAACTCAAGTAATTGAGCCATTTCTTCCCGTACCACATCAAAATGCGGAAAATTCTCCACATCACTTCTTACACGCTCAATTTCATTCATCAACCGAGCTTGTTCTTCCTGTTGGAATCTGCTTTTAATCGTGGAAACCTCTTGGTTTACCATGTTTAGCTGATTCATCAACTGCTGGGTATATGCGTCTGTTTGAGGTACGCTTAACCCATCTTCTCCTAATTGTATTCCATAATCTTGTGCAAGTCTTTGAAACATTTGCACTTTTTGGTCATAAGGCGCTTTTGATAAAACCATGTGCGCCCTACCAAGGTTATTAATCCATGCTGCAGGACTAATATTTTGTGCTTGCAACTCAGGAATAAACGGTGCAATAGCTTCTTCATAGCTTCTAGCACGGTCAGCTTCAGCCTTGTAGGTGCTTACGCCTTTTTTATATTCAGACTCACGCTGATTAGCGTATTCAGCAAATTTAATAAAGTCCTCTTTGCTGATTTGTTCGCCTTTTTCCATTTTGTCCCAAATTTGGACATATTCTTTTTTCCATGTAGATGGGCGTGTGACAGGTTTTACTTCTTCTGCTGCCTCCTGCGCCTCATTCGTATTTTCAGATTGAGCAGCTTCAACATTTTCGGTAGCTTCTTCGTTGGTTTCATCAGAAATTTCCGCTTCGACCTGTTCCGAGGCCAGATTTTCTTCCACAATAAGGTCTTTTTCAGGCTCGACAATCTCTTTCTCCTCTGGCGCTTCCAAAGTTCCTTCCTCCGCAGCTTCCATAGCTTGCATTAATAGTTCTCTGCGGTCTAATTGCTCATCTGACATGGGGTTTCTCCTAAGTTATCAGGGTTATCGTAGTTTTGCGTATGCCAATTCTGCTATCTGGCGCTTTCTTGCTTCTTTAGACTTGGTACTCATGTCTATTTTTTTGTGCTGCATAGGCACATCGTTCCCCAATTCAATCATCCGATGTTGTTTTAGATGCGCTCTGTGTTTAGAGCGACTATCAATCCATGAGCCATCTACCTGGCTGATATAACCCTCAATGTCAGATTGCACCATTGGCGCTTCTCTAACGGTCATTTCTTGTTTTTCTTTCCATGCTTGCTCGGCTTCAGGAGTGCCAAGCGTATATCCCCAAAATTCAAGGTAATAATCCTTGTCAGATTTTTTGGTTTCGATGTGATTGCTTTCAGACCAACCGCATTTTGGACAAATCATGCTATTCCCTTAGTTGTAAAAAAACAACAAGGTTGCATTTATAGAATTAGTGCTAATAATGCTTCCTCATCGTCTAATTCTGCTAACCGTTTGGCTTCAAGTATGGCAATCTCCTGCTCTAAGCGGAGTTTTGCCTCTCTCATTGCTACTGCGGTTCGCAGGTCTTGTTGTTGTTTCTCAAGATTAGCGATGTACCTGTCAATATTTGCTAGCTGTGACGGTGTATCAACGCTAACTGCTTGATTCGATTCTACTTTATTTTGTTTGCGTTTGCTTACTTTTGGTGGGTCTACCAAATCGGCAATCGCTTTTTTGCGATTTTCTTTATCTGCTTTTAACGCAGCAATGCGTTTTTCTTCCGCTTTACGCTTTTTGCGGTCTAGCTCTTGATAATGCTTCCATTCTTCTTTAGTCCAACCATCTCCACCTGTAGGGCCGCTAGGGGTAGGTGGTGTGATATTTATCTGAAACGCATTGTTTTGAAATGCGGTTGGTTGGAAAGCTGTTTGAAACATTATTCAGTCGGAGGTACTGGGTCTGTGTTTTCCCAAAGCCAAGTGCTTGTATTTAATACCCAAGTTCCTGGTGATGTTGGTTGAGGCGCATAAAATACACCTACAACACCGTCAATAACTACAGAGTTATCAAGGGTGTAGCCAATACCAGCGTAGTTTGCACGCAATGGTGGCAAACCGTCAGGTGTGTGAGGTTCGGCAGGAGGGGATGGTGCGTAATGCACATTTCCGTATGTGTTGTAATCAGTTTGTACCCAATAACCAGGTAGGTTATCTACAAACTCTTGGTCTGCACGAATAACATCAGTTACTTCAAATTTTGAAGCCTGTGGTGTTTGTACGCATTTAGCAAAATAAGGCATTTTATGAACTCCATTGTTCAGTTGGTCGTGTTGGAAAATCTGGGTTTTCTACTGGGTTTACAGCATAACCCCTTACTATACTTCGATAAGATACAAAATCTGCTTGATTCATTAAATATGGATTTGATTTTGCAGGGTCGGCTACATCTGGAATAGATGTCCAATCTGTGTCGCTTAAAATAGCAAAAGCTGTAGATTGACATTTAATAATCAATTCTTCTGGTGTTGGCGATGGTTCTGGGGGAGCTATAAACTGTCCATCAACATAAGTCCAACCTGGCGCAGCTACATCACTTTGCACAGCAATAATTGGATTTTCAAAACCAGGAGGAGGATTGCTTGGTGCAACATCATAATCAATCGAATTGATTACATTAATTCCATCAATAATTGCGTATTTCATTATTTTCCTTAGAAATAAGCCAAAACAACAATATATCCAGCAGCGCCAGCACCGCCTGTAGAATAATCTCCAGACCCATTACTTCCACCAGAACCAATGGCGTATGAATAAGTGCTAGAAGGGGAATTAATCAAGCATTTAATGTAACCACCTGCGCCTCCACCAGAGCCACCAGCAGCAGGTGAAGTTCCATATCCAGGGCCTCCGCCAGCGCCACCAGCACCAGTATTTGAATTTGGCGTATTTCCGCTACCTTGATATTGCACATAAGCACCACCTTGACCTAAAGGAGTGCTACCACCCATACCGCTAGGCACAGAAAATTGCCATTGATTAACTGTATTTGTAATTGCAATACCAGCGCTACCCCTACCTCCATTTGTTTGCCAAATTGAAGTTCCAGTTACAAGAGTTGTTCCTCCGCCAGCGCCTCCTTGATTTACACCCCATCCAGAAGCACCTGCGCCACCGCTACCACCATTACAAGTATTAGAACCAAATGTTGTATTTCCTCCAGCAGAACCAGCGCTACCAGTTGTTCCTCCGCCACCGCCTCCACCGCCACCACCTACCATTTCAACAATAAGGTATTTAGCGCCAGCAGGAGTTGTATAAGTTCCGCTACCGCTTGTATAAGTAGTAATTGTTGGCGCTACTGAAGCAGCAGCAGATGTTTGTGTTGTATTGTCTGAAAATTTAATACCAGCAGCAGGAACAATAACTTGACCTGCAAAAGTAGACTTTTGGTCTGTTCCAATAGTAACTGCTGTAGTTCCACCATTAGTAGCTAATACAAGGCTACCAGAGGTATCGCTTGTCATATTCAGGGCTGTGCCTGATGTTGTTCCTGCGGAAATTATGCTTGACATTATGCTCCTCTAGCCAAAAATCCATTGAAGTAACAAGCATCAGAATATAATGTAGACCCATAAAATCCAGCCGATGCACTTCCTATATATCCAAACACTTCTACATAATCAGTAGAGCCATTTAAATAAACTAAGCTACTACCGTTGGACACAGTCGTTCCTGTTACATCCACACGACTTCCTCTCCACGCAGACCCAATCGGACCATTATTATCGCCATTTTTTACTAAATAACTTATAAGTGTATTTGTAGAATTTACAGTTTGCACATACCAATTAAATTGATAGTACCCAGCAATATTTGGAGTAAATCTATATGTAGATGAAGAATTAAAACAGTTTGCAGTATCAAACAACTCTGTATTAAAATTAACTTTTGTTGGAGTGGCTGATGAAATGCTTTGGTTAGCATTTAAATAAACACTAAAAGCTGGGCCATTAACCATCATATTGCCAGTTTGTGCTGGCATAGTAATAGTATTTGTTCCAGCTACGGCTGGTGCAGCAAGAGTAATTGAACCGCTTGTATCGCCTGAAACAACAATCGTACTCATAACACCACCCATCTACTGCCACTAGGGACAGTTACAGACTGACCGCTTGCTACGGTTACAGGGCCTACAGACATTGCATTGCTCCCACTTGGTATTGAATAACTTGCACTAACGCTATTGCTATTAACTACAAGACCGTTTGATGCAGATACGATTGGCGCTGTAAGAGTTGAACTAGCGTATGTAAAGCTAGAACTAGCACCAAAAGAACCAGAGTTATTATACTGAACTTGAGTGTTTGAACCTGCTGGAGAAGCGCTAACTGTAGCCCATGTGCCATCACCACGCCAATAAGTGCTAGAACTAGCTCCAGTTCCACTATTAAGGTTGGTTACAGGCAAATTACCAGTAACTTGAGTAGCTAAACTGACATTGGATAATGTGCCACCAAGGGTCAAACTGCCACTAGAAGTAACTGTGCCCGTCAATGTAATGCCGTTTACGCTTCCTGTGCCAGATACGCTAGTTACAGAACCACTGCCTTTGTTATTAAATGTATTCCAATCGGTGCTAGATAAATAACCGTCTGTGCTTGCGCCAGCTTGGGATATAGAAATAGCAGGGGTTGTGCCACCGCTTGATGCGATTGGCGCTGTGCCAGTTACACTTGTTACAGTACCACCTGATGATGGTGCAGTATTGGTAACAGTAAAGTTAGGGTAAGTACCTGTAACGCTGATACCTGTTCCGCTAGAGATGGCTACAGTTTGGTCAGGAGCAGTATTTGTTACTGTAACTGAGCCAGCACCATTGGTTACAGAAACGCCTGTTCCTGCTGTTAATGAAGCATTTACCCATTTACCATCGGTTTGATTGCGTATTAATAATTGACCATTTGAAGGGCTAGTAATACCTACATCGCCTTCATACTGACCTAATGAACCACCAAAACTAGGTCTTACAAACAATGAACCGTTAGAAGCACCATAAACTACAGCGCATACTTGAATTTTGGCATTTGGCGCAGAAGGAATAGTGGTTGTAAGTCCACCTGCTACTGTTGGGTCATAGTAGAGAATATCGCCAGAAGCAAAAGCAGAAGTATCAATATTTCTTACTAAACCAAATGAGGTGACATATCCCCAATCATTTGTAGCCATGTTATGAGTAGCAATACCCATTACATAAGATGCTGTAGAAGCAGTTAATCCATTTGCAGGTGCGCCTGTTAATGCACCACTAGCACCAACTGTGCCAGTAAACATCACTACTTGACCTTCAGTAATAGGCGCTGAAGCCTTGATTCTGTAATACTGTTCTTCGCCAATTTGTTGAACCGCATCACCATTAGCCATGACTAGGCTAAGTGTTTGGTTTCCATCGGCTGAATCCCAATATAAAGTGCCTGGTGTTGTAGGCAATGTCGCTGGCGTTGTATCAAAAGTAACAGCATTGGCATTATTGAAATTACCGTTGTCATCAATCGTTACTGTTGAATTTTGAATTAACTTGCCAGTTGTGCCATCAAATCGAGTAATAGCGTTATCTGTAGCGCTTGCTGGGCCAACTACATCACCACCCAATGATGGGGAAGTATTAGTAATGGTGAAATTAGGGTATGTTCCGCTAGTAGATATACCTGTTCCACCAGTTAAAGTAACCGTTTGGTCAGGTGCGCTATTGGTAATAACACCAGTAGAAGTGCTGTATGAAATACCAGTACCAGCGCTAAGTGCATTTCTAGCTCTAGCGTCTGTGTAGTATTCGTTTGCTCCTTCGGCAATATTGGTAGTTGTCAATACAACTGCGCCAGTAAAACCGTTTACTGAGGTTACAGAGTCAGTATTGTCAATCTTTTCCCAAATAAGTCCATCAAACACCGCCCAATCGCCAATTTGCCAATCGGTGATGCCATTCAAATTAGTTGTACCTGCAACACTTACAACATAGTAATAACCCTTAACGCCAACTGAGGATATAAGTGTGGGTGTATTTGTTGATGCGTTCCAAGTACCTTGATAGCTTAATGCACCTATAACAGCGTCAGGAATTTGTGTAATAGGCACTTTTCCTGCTGAATCTAGCGTAGCAACACCATTTGCTACACCTTCGGCTGAAGTAGGGATATAACCAGAAACCGTTGCGCCACTAATTGAGCCACCTGTGATAGTCACATTGTTGGCGTTCTGTGTGGACATTGTTCCCAAACCAGTAATGTCGGTATTGGGAATCGTGCTTGACGCTGTTAATGCGCTTGTGCCACTACCTTTAACATAGCCAGTTAAAGTCGTAGCGCCTGTACCGCCATGCGGAACATCAACTACACCTGTCAAGTTAGAAGCAGGAATAGTAACGCCAGAGATTGTGCCACCTGTAATGGCTACATTATTGGCATTTTGTTCTGCCATTGTCCCTAAACCTTCTAGGGTATGGTCAGCGTTCCAATCCGATGGGCGAATTAAACTTGTGTCATCGCCATCAGGTATGGTCGATACCTTGGTATGTACGACTTTAATAGTCATTAGTGAACTCCAATGATTTTGCCGTTTTCGTCACGCAAAACAGTTTTTGGTCTATTGTGCTGTTCGTTGATTGTATCAACTAAAGCGCTAATAGCTTGTGCCATTTGGGCGTTTCCTTGACCAATAGCGTTAGCAATCGGTTGCATTGGATGTTCCATAGCATGAGCCAATGATTCTTCAGTCATGTAGGCTTGTTCACCGTTAGACTCATCTGCGCTGATACGAGCAACCTCAATTTTAGCGCCATTGTTGATATGAGCCAACAAGACTTGAGTATTGCGCTCTGTCATAGCCTTCATTTGGGCTACTTTCATCTGCATTTCCATGTCCATTTGGTTGCGTTGTTCTTCCAACTGGAATTTAAGCTGATTTTCTTGGGCTTGGTACTCTTGTTTAGCCTTTTCAATCTCCATCTGAGCTTGCATCTTCTGTTGCTCAAGTTGAGCTTCAAATTGTAGCTTTTGCATCTCAGCTTGCTGCTGCATTTGGACTTTTTGGATTTCCAATGGAGGTGCTTTTGGCATACCTTCGGCTGCTTTGGCTTGTTCACGGAATTTGTCAGCAGTTTCGTCAATAATGCCTTCAAGTTGCTTACCAGCTTTAAACGCTGTTACGCCAAACTTGAGCATTTCCATGAGCATTGGCACTAATTCAGGCGCTTGTTGCGCTGCTGGCATAGCCATCTGTGTAAATTGACCGATTGCAGCCAAGAAAGCGGTTCTATCTGCTTTTTCTTGCTGTTCATCTTGGTAAATCATCGAGTCAGATGTGACTTCAATGCGGAAATTCTTAGCAGCTTCGTTTCTAAGTAGTTGAATTGCTTGAGGAATTAGCTGTTTATCTTGGTCAGACAACTGCATTGCGCCAGAAATTTGAATCAATGTGTCATCTGTAAAGTGATTGCAGATAATTTGAGCTTTAATACGCAAAATATCAGTAGCAAAGTCCACAACTGCGTGTTGCATCGTCTTTAAACGACCAGCAGCGTTGTTTGATTTGATGATTTGTGCACCCAAAGTTTCATTGGGGTCAGTCTGACCACGCTGAATATCGGCAATTCCCATCAATTCGTAGATTTGTGTCTTAACTTGTTCCATTGCTTGATAGCAAGACATCAAAGCAGTAGCAAATGGGGTAATGTCTACAAGGTCAATAGCACCTTTCATACCTTGTTTTTCGGCAAATGCCATCCAGTTATGCACAGGAATCAAGGTATTGTTTTCGCCTTCAGAGAATAAGCGCTGTAATTCGCTTGAAGAAGCGTCATATACACCACGCACTTTCAATGCGTTAATCAAACCGTCAATACGGTCTGCCAATGTGTCTAATTCTCTTGCCTGGTCTTGATAGATAACAAAGTCAGGAATCGGCTCAAGGCTGTCAGTTGTGAGCGTGCTATAGAGAGGCTTAGGGCAAGGCCAGAAATTCTCAAGGCCAAGAGGGTCAGGGCGCTCATCCAATATCTTTCCGAGGGACTTAGATAGCCACAATACTTTTCCTGTTTCTTTGTCCCAGATTTCATAGATTACTGCCTCATAAACGCCATCTACAGGCTTGTAAGAATTCTTACTGTCATCAGGTTTGGTGTCCAATGGGATTTTGTAGCCCAAATCTTCACCAAAACGCTCAACCAATGCTGGGCGTGTCATGTAAACCTTACGCCATACAGCAGTTACTTCTTCCCAAGTACGAGCAATCGTATGTCCAAAGTCTTTCCAATGGACATAATCCACAGGAGCGCACTCATATTCAATGCGTTCTTGGTTTTCTCTTTCAACAGCTTCAGGCGTTTCAGCTTCGTCTGTATCTTCGGTGACTTGCCAACCATCATCAGGTGCGCCATCGGCTTCGCCAGAATCTTCACCAACAATATGTGGCTCATAACGAACCCAACTAACGCCACGACCACCTAGTAATCGGTCTAACACAGCGTTATTCATGGCTGCTTTGTAGTCGCCATAGTGTTCAATTTCAAACTCTAAGGCACGCTCAAGCATCATTGATGCCACTCGCCCAATAGGGTCGTTATCACGGAATCTACGGCTTACATCTGGGCGAGGTAAACGAGCAAAAATAGCTGGCTGAATGGTTTGGACATTTGACCAAAGGATATTAAACCTGGCATTAGGATTGCGGTCATAACGGCTATCGTCTTTGTATTTCTTAACGATGCGGTCTGCTCTAGCTTCCCAACGCTTATAAGTTCTTTCGTAACCTACGATGGTGTTATACCAATCTTCGTAAGTGCGGTCTACTGTGCCTGTATCATTTGCCATCAAATTCTCCCTGTTGTCTGCCTTGGTGTTTCTTTCCATAGGTCATTCAACGATACCTCTGTTTTACCTACAAAAACCCCTTTTATAGGGTCATCCTTTTGAACTGGTCTTGCTTCTTCTTTCCATGCTATAGAGAGGTATCTCCATGCGTCTGCACCGTGAGAAGTCCAATCGTGCCTAGGATGGTCTTTAAAGCATTGTTTGTTGTCGTCATACTCTCTTTGATACTGACGCAAACATTCAAGCCCTCTTTCACATCTTTCTTCATCAAACCAAGCTCTTTGCAATGCCATACGACTTGCTTGAATACCGTCTTGAAGTGACAAATTCGGCACAATTTTTAAAGATTTTAACGCAATTTTGTCAGAAAGTTGCTCAATTATTGACTTTCCACCAGAAGCTAGTGTTTTTGCTCTTGCATCGTGTGGCAAATAATGAGTGCCATAGTTATAGCCAAACTGTTCTTTTTTCTTTTCTAACAGCCCTGCATAGAATGGAATGGTTTGACCATTGCTCTCATGGTAGTCAAGGACACGAATCTCCCCATATACCACTTGAAACCAGAAAATTGCAGTACTGTCGTTAAATCCCAAGTCCCAACTTGTATGTACAGGGAATATGGGGTCATAGTCTACTTTAGTAATTCTGCCTGTGGTGATGATGTCATTAAGCTCTCTTGCGTAATATGCGCCAGGGATTGCTGCTTCAAATGAACAATAATATTCTTGCTTAAAAAGCGAATCCCCTACGCCTTCACCAAAAAGATTGACAAGTTCTTGGCGTTCTTTGTCAAGTTTTTCAGGGGTAAATACACCTGTTTCATCTACCGTTTGCACCTCAGACCACCATTCAGGGTCTTGTTGTGCTGATTTCAATAAATTAAATGCGTGATTTTTTCCCCTAGGTGTAGTAATAAACAATGCCCATCCATCATTTTCAGCCATAATTGGGCGCAAATATGCCCATGCAGCAGGATTGGCAATAGCAAATTCTGAAAACACCACCCCAGCAGGAGGTGAGCCAACAAGGCTGTTAAAGTTATCAGAACCTAAAACCTGCCATGTAGACCCATTTTTGAATCGAATAAACATTTCTTGGTCATTGGTAGTGGCTCTTAGCTCTTGAGGAAAAGCCTCATCAATCCTGCGCTTGCCTGTATGTGGATTAATTGCTGTCCAAATAGCTTTTCTTGCTTGATTGGCTAATGGAAGCATATGCCAATAGGTAGCAACCCTTTGATGCGCTGCTACGCAAGTCCAATGTAAACATAGGTCATCTTTACCCCAGCGTCTATGCGCTATTTCTAACCCTCGTTTACCACCATTTTCTAAATAAGACCAAAGACCCATCTGATAAGGTCTTGGCTTCCAGTTATTAGGTATTGTTATTGTCGGCATATTTGACTATTTGAACCACCATTGGGCCACCATCATTTCCAACCATTTCGCTTCTAGCTAATTTAGGCATTGTGTATTCCAATGCTTTGAAATAAAGGTCTAGTCTTTTGGCAGGGTCATCAATCGAATTAAGCCACATATCGAGCTTGTCTACATTCGCTGATGTAAAGGCAGCAATGGCTTCTTTAACCTCTGCTGTGGCTTTATTAGGCACTCCAGCAGGCCTTCCTGCGCCTTCTCTCTTACCGCCTTTGTTAGATTTTGATTGTTTTTCAACCATATAAACTCAAGTGTTTGATTTATAAGGCTTTTAGTATATCACGCAATATCTGGGTCGTGTATCTTGTTAAACTCTTTGGCAAGTCTTTCTTTACGCTTTAGGCGCTCATTAATTTTTTTGTTAATGATGTCGTCTTTTCCGCTTACGGCTTCTTCTGGCTTTTTATTGTCTTTGCGCCCAGCTACGCTAGGTAATGTGAAAGCCATTATTCTGCCTCACGCTTTCCAAGAAATCGACCATAGGCTTCTTCTAACTTAGCTTTACGCTTACCTTTGGCGTTATCACGCTCTACATTGAGAGCAATAGCAACTGCCTGTTTTTTAGGCTTTCCAGCCTTCATTTCAGCTTTGATGTTTTTGCCGACTGATTGGGCGCTACCTGATTTATCCAAAGGCATGATGTGTTCCTATTTAAGAAAGCGGAGTTTGTAAAGGGTTGAATCTATCAGTTGAGCGATTTCATCAACGATATTCTGTATTTGTGTTTCTTGTGGCAAATCCTTACGAGCATCGTCTACAAAGGATTTTAGGGATGTAAGGTACTTTACGGCTTCTTTCGGCTGGTGATAGACGCTAGGGAAAGTCGTAATCTTGTCATAGCATCCCATATATGCTTCAACGAGGTCATCAACCAAGTCCACAATCTCGTCATAATAAGCTCCCAGAGCCATATGCTTGCTGAAACTATCAGTAGACCAATGAAAGAAATGGGTATTAGTAGCGCTATGAAGCATCGTAGCAGCAAACATCGCCATATTTTCATTCATTATTTTCTTCCTCGTGTTCCAGCCATTTTAACAGTTCTTCAGCTTCTTGCACAGAATTTACCCTGGCTAAATGTCCGCCTTTCCAATTAGCAAATAACTCTAATTGTTGTGGTGTTAGTTTCTTATCTACACCATCTTTGACTTCGATTAAAATGGTGTGTCCTGCATAAGCAACCATCAAGTCTGGGATTCCTCCACCGACCATGTGCAGTAAGAACACATCAGCACCCATTTTTCGTAGCGCTTTTACTACATCGCCTTGATTTTTATCTACTTTTTTTGCGTATGCCATTAAATTTTAGGTTAGTATCTAGTAACTTCATAAGTATAAGGGGTATTTAGTGAGTAATTATTATTTAACTGACGACCAGTTTATAGAAGAATGGAAGCGCATAGGCTCTCCAATTACATTTGCCAAGGTTCACGGCATGGCAGAACGAGCAGTTTACAACCGTAGGCGCTCAATAGAAACAAGATTAGGGATTACCCTACCATCATTTAATGATACTAGATTTAACGATTATAAAAAGACAGAGCAAACTGTTGGCAATACTCGCAGAGGCATGGATATTGAAAAAGGGCGAGTGATTGTATTTTCTGATGCTCACTTTTGGCCTGATGTAACTACAACTGCATTTAAAGCTCTTTTAGAAATGATTAAAGAGTTTCGCCCAACTGCGGTTGTGTGCAATGGAGATGCCCTAGATGGAGCTTCTATAAGTCGTTTTCCACGCATGGATTGGTCTAAATTGCCTACAGTTAAAGAAGAACTTGAGGCTTGTCAATTTTATTTGGGCGAAATTGAAAAAGTAGCTAAAGGCGCTAAATTGTTTTTTCCATTGGGGAATCACGATGCAAGACTAGAGGCTAATATTGTTGAGCATTTACCAGCTTTTGAAGGGGTTAAAGGCACAACATTAAAAGAGTATTTTCCTGCTTGGTTACCTTGTTGGTCATTTTGGGTTAATGAAGATACTTGCATAAAACATCGTTGGAAAGGTGGTTTTAGCGCAGGTAGAGCCAATGCTTTAAATTCAGGCGTAAATATGATTACTGGACATACACATCATTTAAGCGTTATGCCTGTAAATGACTATAACGGTGTACGCTGGGGAGTTCAAACAGGTACATTATGTGACCCTAATGGGCAACAATTTGCCTATACCGAGGATTCTCCAAAAGATTGGAACTCAGGATTTGTTATGCTATCTTTTGAGCGTTCTCGCTTGTTACAGCCTGAAATGATTAGGGTTTGGGGCGAGGATGAGGTCGAATTTAGAGGCAAAATACACAGCGTATGAAACTTACACCAGCTATTCTCAAAAACTTATACAGCGCAATTTACTGTATGAAGCCTTTTGATAGGTGGAATATGCCTTTGCCAGAACAAATTAATTTTGTGGTGGATAGAGATGAACAAACTATGGGCAGTTATATATATGATGATGGTGATAGGCATGAGCATACAATTACTATTTCTGCTGCTCGGTGTGGCCATTTAGATACTGTGATTCGAGTTCTTTGCCATGAGTGCATCCACATGAGTAGGCACAAGACTTCGAGATGGACACACCATGATAAGGAGTTTCGTAGTAGAGCGCACCGTATTTCGTCTGAATTGGGCTTTGATGCTTTAGAGTTGTAGCTACTTTTCTCCAAAGCCAAGCCAAAACAATAATATTCATGCCTAAAAATACGGCAATCCAAGCACCTTCAGTCATTACTCATTTCCCTTTCCAAGTTTCTGATTGACTCGCTCCAGCAACTCCTCCTCGGTAACTCCCCATTTAGTTGCAAAACCTTTGTGACCCAATCCGTGAACGCCACTATTTCCCCTATGGTGTTCTGGGCATAATGGGATGACAGAGGATGTAGACCGTTTACCTCCAAACCTGCGGATGTGATGGAGTTCTGACGGAGTGCCTTCAAACCCAAGCTCGGTGGAACATAAAATACATCCGAGTTCGGCAATCTTGTTAAAAGCGTTCTTTTCATTTTTATTCATAGCTCCAAGTGCCTATAAATTACACCATCAGGCCATATTTTATCCCTAGACCGTTCCCAAAGCGTTATTAATTTATCAGGATTGACGAAAATAGGGTCTTTACCAGTAAAACAAAAAGCATAAATTAATGGTGCGTCTTTAGTGGAATACCATTGCTGAAAATAAGGCAACAAATCAATTTCTTTTTTCTTAAAATTGCCAGTTCCTTTTACATTTACAACAAATGTGCGTTTTGGCGTGTTTACTATGTAATCAGGTATGTTTCTTAAAAATGTATTTAATTTAAAAAAATTGTCTACATTTTTGTTTTTTTCATCAAACCCAATTCTTGTTAATTTGTATTTTTTTTCAGCGCAATAATACTCAAACAAAAACTCTGCAACATTGTTTACAGTCTGTCTTTCTTGATAGGTATTTTGACCACTATCCATTATTAATCCATTGATTTTTAAGCTGTTTTATAGAAGCAATTTCCAATCTAATGGTTTCATCAGCTAAATCGTGAGCTATTTTTGTTGCCTTATCAAATTGGCCTTTTAAAGTGGCTTTGTGATAAGACTTTAATAGTTTTTGAATGTTGAGATACGGTTCGCAATAGTCTGTCATTTTTTTTCACATGAATAAATTGGGTTCATAATCATAGTGCTTATTGAACCTATAGTTTGCCAAGTTGGTATATATCCGCTAACAACCCATTTACCACCATTATCAATACAATCATCTTTGCAAGCGGTTAATAAAAAACAAAACAAAATAATTACATATTTCATGTTGTCATTCTTTCAATATTACGGTTATTAGCTTGTTCTGTACGCCATGCTTCAAAGCGCATTTTGGCTGCTTCTAATTTCCAGCGTAATCCTTCGGCATTTTCTGTCGCCAACCCAATGGCCTTGCATAACTCCTGATAAGCCTCTGAACGATACGCCTCTCTTTCTTGCGCCCCAAGGCTTTGTTCTGCCGACTCAGACATTTTAATTGCTTTAAGAGATGATTTAAACGCCTCGAGTTCAGCGAGTTCACCTTTCGCCTTGGCATACGCTGGCGCAGTTTTAAATATGAAGTCGATGGCATCGTGTGGATTAAAGTCTTTCATTTTAGATTCAACCATAGGCCAACTTGTGCAAACGCATAACCAATCCAAATCATTGCATTTGGTATTGACCCTTTAAAGTATTGTGCTAGTCCGACTACTAAATAACCTAATCCAGTAGCCATGACTATGTATTTTTCTATATCCATTTTCCCCATTCTCCCCTGTTTCCTTTGCTATATTGGTCTTGAAAGTCTGCAAAATACTGATGAAGATTTGGTTTGTCAAAAAGGTATTCTCTAAACTTTGCTAATCCCATTTTTTTACGATACTTACACAGTTGCCTGACGGCTGATTTGTGTAGAAATTCTTTGTCGTAATTGGGCGTAGGATTCTCCTGCGTAAGGAGTAATTCCAAGTTCGGCTGCTTTTGCAAGTGTTAGTTCGTCTGTTGAATACCAAGGTATTGGTGGTTTTTTTGGTTTTGATTCCTCAAAATCCAATTCATCCAACCACCTCATTCCATTAAGCCACGAGGCAGGGTATGGGATGAAATCTTTATCCGTGCCTTTAAACTTCCAATATTTTAAATGATTGGCTAAAGCATCAATGGCTTCAGTCCGTTCCGCCTGGTTTAATTTTTGCCACGCTTTTATTGCTGCTCCCTTTGCTACCTTTTTTGGGTAAAGTCCCCAGAATGTCTGAAATTCCATACATTTCCCCTGTATGTTGTTGAACTATAGCTTCCACCATAGAAGCCTTTAAACCTTGCTCTACTAAAAATTGTAGTCCATCTTTATCGTAATGAACCAAAACATCAGCAGAGCCATCTTTGTTTTCTTTAATGGTTTTTATTTGTATTTTCAAAATGGCGCTTCTTCCCAATTAAATGTAGGTTTCATTTTTGGAGCATAACGCAATGACCAATTTGTATATGTTTTGATGATATGGTTTGCTTCTACTTTGGTTTTTACCCAACGCATTAATTCACCATTTTCATCGTAAATTAAATACATTTTAGTTATTATGGTTTTTAACTTTATCATCGACCAGTTGAACCATAAGATTAGCAATAAATAGGGCTTGACCTTCGCCATTGGTTGTTACATCAACTTCGTTACCTTTGGCGGTAATGGTTACTGTAGCAACGGTTTCGGCTGAAATTCTATCTTCTGTAGTAAATGTAGTCATTAATATCCCCAAGGGCGTTGTGGTTGTGCTGGTTGTTGTGGAATGTATGGAACATAAGGATTAGGCTGTGGCGCTTGATAAGTGCCTTGATACTGTCCTTGTGCGCCATAAAAATTGGTTTGATTACCGTATGTGGTGGCTTGACCTTGGTATTGGCCTTGTGCGCCATAAAAATTGGTCGTATTGCCACTTTGTTGGGCATTTCCAAGATATTGACCTTGTGGGCCATAAAACGCTTGAGCTTTGGCTGGAACGCCATAGGCAAACATACATCCAAGTAATGCGCCTAATAAACAACTACCGATAAAGTCTTTCATTTAATTTCCCCTAATTACTCGTAATGTTTATCATTGAAATATTGTTGAACATTCCACAACATTTTCCAATATTTTGGTTTTAATTCTTCGTCAATGTGTTCTGAAAATTGTGACAAAGCAATAGCAACCATTTGCAATTCTTCATCAGTAAATTGTCTATCCAATGTTTTCATTTAATTCCCCTTTAAATGTTTACTCGTTATTGAGTGATTACAGTTTGCTACTACATTTCACTATTGTCACTAATTATTTACCCTAAGTTGCCAAAAAACGACAAGGCTGTATTTGGCAGTTGCTACTAATAGGGCAGAAAGCCGCAAAATTCCCTAATTACTGCATCCTACATTGGCGGCTTAACGCCTTGATAAAGGTTGGGGTGGCCTCGTGTGAAGGAGTAATGGAAGGGGAAACCATAAACCACCCCAGAGATTAGTTTAACGCATACGATTTTTTATTGCATCGGTAATCATTAATAAGTGGTCAAGACCATGCTCGCCTATTGCCATATTTACGGAATTTAAAACTATCCTTACATTTCCTACTTCATAATTTCTATTATTGTTATCTATTCTGTCTATAGAAGGTGCAAAAGGATGTTTTTGTAATTTTGATTCTCTTGATAAATCAAACGGCAAACCTGTTAATTCACATTTTCCTTGCTTTATTTTTTCAGCAACCCATTGCCATGTAACAGTAACTTGACCGCCATGTTTTTTGGCCCTAGTTTTTGCTGCTTGAATCATGTTTTTAGCCCTGTAATCAGGATTACAAAAATTTTTATGATTATGATTTAAAGAATGCTGTTTTTGCATTTCAACAGTTCTTTTAAAAACTTCAGGACTTACAAATATTTCAGAATTAAACCCATTTTTTTTCTTTTTAGATAGATAAGTTAAAAACATAAATCCATCTTCTCGTGTATCTCCACGCTTAAATTCTTTATTTGTTGATGGATTTAATCTTTTCATTACAATAGTTTATTCTTTAAACGGAATACACGCAATAAGCTAAGAAAAGCCTCGAATCCATCTCGTAAGTCTTGCTCATTGTGTAATTTGATGGCAACCTCATCTGTATCTCCATTAATGTAGACATTTGCACATACCGCACCTGGGCATAAAGCCTCTCTATATGCTGCTAATTGCAAGGTATACTCGTAATAGGGTGTTTGTTCACCAGGGGATTTTTCTGTCGTTTTAAAGTCAATTACTATGCCAGGCAAGTTATTGATTGGGTCAGGTTTCGAGTACAAATCGCATTTACCGCCATAACCTTCTGGGTGGCAAAATGACTTTTCTGACAACCAGAGGCGCTTTCCAAAGGTGCTGTCAAGATGAGCTTGAACCCTAGTAATATAAGTAGGCCACTCAGGTAGATACACGCAAGAGAAATAACTATCCAAAATGTCATGTATCTTAGTTCCTCTTTCTGCGGCCTCACGGCTTTTTGTCTTTGCAATCTCCAGTATTCGTGATACCCATTCTTTTTCATCTTCCCCATCCCATCGTGGATATTCAACGGCAGCATATAGCACTTGAGTTTGTTTCCAAGTATCAAGTCCTGATTTAGACAGCATTGAATTAATTGTTGTTACGCTAGGAACTAAATTTTGTTCTCTAGCATCTCGTACATTTGTGTTGCGTTCTTTACCGTTTTTACCGATAACGGTATAGCGTGGTTCGCCTGTTTTGCCACAGTACCAATGGTCTGCCATTTGTTTTCCCCTTTAAATTGGCTATTTAGTTAAATCTAATATTGCTTCTCGGCTTCTGTCGTCAATGCAACAATCAGCGCAAGTAATAATAACATCTTTGATGATAGCAGCTAGGTCATTAACTTCAAACGCTATTAACTGCTGTTCCTCATCAACATTAATTGCTTCGTTGATTACCTTACATTTATCGCCAATAACATCTTTGATATGACCTAGCATGACTATCTCCTAGAATGGAACATCATCCAAATGGGTGATTTCATCTTCACCACGAGGTTTAAAACCAACAGGCTCTTTAACTTTACCTACTGATACGCTAAAAAACTTGCCACTTTTACCTTCTTTAACCCATGCCGACAGCCAATGCTCTTTGCCGTTTAGCATGATTGAGCCTGTGTAATCAGGATGTGTTTCGGTATTTTTGCGAGTGTTTTTAAAAAGTGAACCGCTACCTTCTTTTGGTGTGTAAGCCATTATTCAATCTCCACAGGTTTTGCTACAGGTCTTAAAACTGATTTGATTCCTACGGCTGTATTGCCGTCATCATCTGCTTGTACGATGCCTAAAAATGCTGCTAATGAACCACGCCTCATATAAGTAACGGCTGCTAAACATCCATGAGCATCTTGCTTTGAAACAGGTATTGACATTTCTTGCTCAATCCATTCACCTGATTCGTGGCATAAGCGTGTTATGAGCCACATACGCCCTTCGTAAAAATTGCCAGGCATTTGGATAACACTAAGGCCGTTTTTAGCCAATAAACTGCGACAAGCATCCCAAACAGACTCCAAATCAGCATAAGTCGATTTGAAGAAAGGATTTGCTGAATCTTTTTTAGCATAAGTCAATTCCCCTTGAACTTTAGACAATGCAGTTGCTAAGTTTTTAATTGAATCACTTTGTGGCATTGCGAACCTCCATCATTGCATCTGCTTGTTTATAGCAACGAATTACATCTTCTTTTGGTTCTTGCCAATTCCAAAATCCAGCAGTCATCATTGCTTGCATTGCTTTAGCTGCAAAGTAATCACGCAAGTCCATTCCTTGGTCTTTATCTACGACCCAGTTGTTGCCTATGAGCCTGTATTCAATCTGACCTTCTTGTGGAAATGCTTTCATTTTGCACCTCCAAACACATTTTCAAAATCATCAAACACAGATTGCAGTAATACATTGCGTTTGTTGTTTGGTTTTCCGCAAGCTGCACGAATTACATCAATATCGTCTTGCGAGAGTTCTGTGCCAAACTCCATGTTGTTTAGAGCTTCCTCTAAGCGTTCTTCCATTTCAAACATTACTTGTGCCATTTCATCCATATATTTACTCCCCTAATTGGCATAGCAAAATTGCTATATAGATAATATAAATTAATTCATTATTTTTTGCAACACTTTATTTTACTGTTGTTTTTGTGCTAAACTTTTTCACATGAGCAAATTAAAACTATCTGAACCAGCCATGATTGACCTGTTGGGAGGTACGGCAAAGGTTGCTAGGATGTGCAAAGTAGCGTCTACAGCCGTTACCCATTGGAAGAAAAATGGCATACCACATGGGCATTTATTGTTTTTAGCAGCCAGACTAGAAAAAGCAAGTCATGGTTTAGTTACAAGGCAAGATTTGTTTCCATCAAGTTGGATGTTGGTATGGCCTGAACTTGTGCCAAAAAACAACACCTTTGGTTTACAAAAAGAATCAGAAATAGAGTAAGATTGCAGTCCGCACTCCAAGCGTTATTAAGTGGTTAAATCGCCAGCGTGGAAGAAAAGATAGGCTGAAGTTGCACCCCTTCGCAAGCCTCGTAGACTTAAATGGGTACTACACAAGATTTTAGGGACAAGGTGATACAAGACCTGAAATCGATAGAACATTATCTTCGGAAGGACTAGACTCTATGAGTTGGGTCGGCTGATGGTTTCCCATCACCCTTGGTCAAACTATAACTAAAAAACAACACTAAGGGAAAATACTTATATCTAACCCTTGATTTCAGAATAAAATCTTTTACATCAGGTCATCGACACTATTCAGCTCTATGGCTCGCAGAGATTTCAGACTAAAAAGACTTTGACCTGATACTTTCTAAAGGGGAAACATGGAAGATTACATACGCAGAGTGTTTGAAGGGGAAGCGCCATGCGACAAATGCTGTATGGCAGAAGAATGTAAAGAATACGAATTAGCTTGTAGAGCGTTTTCTTATTATGTTCGTAATGGCACATTCCATGACCATACTGTTCGTATGCCTACTCATCACTTATATGGTTTAATTTTTAGGGATGATGATACCGCCCTTAAAAACTACCTTAAATCAGTTGCAGCCAAAGGAGGCCAAAGTGAGTTGTTTGAGTGATGATTATGAGTTGCCGTATTACAACTTGATGGCTAACTTTAAAAATAGGGAAATGTTTAAAAACCGCAATAACATTGACCATTTAATGAATGTTAGAGGCCCTAATTTAAAGGCAAAGCGTAAGATAGTAATGATTGCCAATACGCCATTGTTTTACATATTTGGCTATAACATCAAAGATACGCCTTGGATTGACTATGCAGACAGAGATTATTACAGAGGCTGACGGTTCTTTAACCGTTAATGGAACAGGTCAAATTACTTTTAAGGGGAAACAAATGAACGCAAATGAACTAGCTGATGAATTGGATAAATGCTGGAAATATGATGGTGAATTATTTGAAAAAGCCGCCACCATGCTCCGCCAGCAACAAGCCGAAATTGAGGCATTGAAAAATGCGTTATCTGATGAAGTTATAGATGCCGCAATTATGTATGCTGATTTAAACGGTTTTGGTTCTAATTATTCAGAAGGATTGTCTGATGGGTTTGAACAGGCTAAAGCAATATTAAGAAAGGCTAGTGAGAAATGAGAAATGTAAAACACGAATTACGACAGGCTTGCATAGACTTTCGCCATGACATGAAAGAGATGAATAAATCAGGCTGGCTTTATAAATTCTTTGATTGGTTCTTGAAAAAAGCTGAAAGAAAGGCTAGTGAGAAATGAATAAAACAGATGTTACATGGGCTTATGAATTGGCAGATTGGTTAGAAGATTATTTTCCTTATTCGGATGATGATTGGTTTAACAAAGACAGCGATGAAATGAAAAAGGCTGCAAAGATATTACGACAAACAGCATTGATGGTTGAAAACAAGGATTTATACATTGAAGCGTTGTTGGCAGAAAACAAAAAGTTAAGAGAGCAATGGGGCTATAGCGGAATGTCTATACCATGCAGCTTAAACGGCAAAGTAGGCAATGCTGGCGGTGGTGGCGCAGGACAAAAAGGACAAGGGGCAGGAGGAAAAATGATTGATATCGGTAGGGGAAAAGGAGGCTAATCATGAATAAACCAGTAGCTTATGTAACGGGAGCAAGGCGATTCGACCCAGTATCTGTTGATACTGTTTTAAAAGTTGGAACTCCACTCTATACCCATCCAGCAGAACTAAGTGATGAGGTTTTAGAAGTAATTAGAGCAGTTGCTCATATTGGCGTTGATTTTGGATATGGTGAATTTCAGTTAGATGGAACACATGTTGAAAAGGCTAGGGCAATTATTAAAGCTAGTAGAGGTGAAGATACTTGCACACCACCAGCAGACATATTAAGAAAGGCACAAGAGAAATGAACGCAAATGAACTAGCAAAGAAATTGACAGATGTAGGCGGAAGCAGAAACTACATTGAAGAAGCCGCTACCATGCTCCGCCAGCTACAAGCCGAGAATGAAGCGTTGAAACGACCTAACAATGTCGTTGGTGTACCACAAGACAAACTGACCGATATGCAGGTCACGATACGCCAACTACAAGCAGAGAATGAGGCGTTGAAAGCAGAGTTAAAACTGATTGATGAATTAGTAAGGGTAAACAAATGAATAAACCAGTAGCGTGGATGGCTTTGAATGAATTAAATGGTTCATACACTACATTTACAGATGACCAAAAACAAAGGTTGCTACCTCATGTATCGCAATCTTATGGGAAATGGATTCCACTCTATACCCATCCAGTAAAAGAACTAACGGATGAGGAAATATTAAACGAATGGCTTTTAACTAACTACAACCCTAAAACTTATGTTTGGGCTAATGATACCGATGATAATTTGGTATTGCAGTTTGCTAAAGCAATATTAAGAA